AAGCTCAGCCGCAGTAGATCCGTGGAGGAAAGTTGTTGCCGGCTGTGCCCGCAGGTTGCAACCTGAGCAATGGCATGCCAAACTACCCGTGTCGTTGACGTTGACCTTTGTTTTTGCCAGGCCGAAAGCTCACTTCCGTGCCAACGGCGAAGTCAAGGGCAGTGCTCCACAGCATTGCGTCACACGCATCGGGGATCTGGACAAGCTCTGTAGAGCTGTCTGCGATGCACTGACAGGCATTGCATATGACGACGACTCGCAAGTCTTCAGCCTTCACGCTGTACGTCGATATGCCGTCGGCAGTGAATCACACGGTGCCCACATCACCATCACCACCATTGATGTCTGAACTTACAAAAGCCCTAATCGGCTTTCACAAAGCTGTCGACAAAATCGACAAAAACGCACGAGCTAACTACGGCAAGTTTGCAGACCTCGCCAATGTGCTGTCCACCGTGACGCCACCCCTGCACGCCAACGGTTTGGCCATCACTCAAACGTTTGACAATCAGGCACTGGTCACAACGCTGCACCACACCAGTGGTGAAACCATCAGCAGCTCTTGCCAGCTGATGATCTGCGATGGACGCAACCAGACCCAGGAATGGGGCAAGGCTGTGACATATCAACGTCGTTACGCAATTTGCTCAATTTTGGGCATCGTTGCCGACATGGATACTGATGCTGAATCAGAGCCACAGCCTGAAAAAAAGGTCAGCCGGCCCGCCCGCAAAGCTGAGCCAGCAAAACCTGCAGATGCAGCGCCAGCAGCAAAGCCCAAGCCTGGTGACCCAATGAAGGATGACGAAAAAGAGCTGCTCCACGGTCTCATCAAGGAACTCAAAGCAGACCACAAGCAAGAGCTAATCAAACGGTTCCGCAGTGAGTTCAACTACCCGGATGGACTTGTCAAAGACAAGATCCAAACCTACGGCCACCGCACTTTCCTCCAAGATGCCATGAAAGAAATCACTTCCTAACCGATGCCACAGTCACAAGCTGAAGCTGACCTCAAGCGGCGCAAAAACTTCTTTCAGGTGCGGCTTGACGATCATCTAGCCGACAAGTTGCGCCACTTCATGGAGTCGCGCAACTACAACCAAAACCAAGCTCTCAAAATCATCCTCAGCAAGTTTTTCAACGGAAAGTAATGCTCAACATCACCGCACACGGCAACATCGGCAGAGACCCAGAACTCAAGGACTTGGATCAACTGCCAAGTCTGGGGCAAGCGGGCTGACACCGTCATGCAGTACATGCACAAAGGCGACAAGATCACTGTCTGCGGCCAGGGCAAGCTGCAAGAGTATGACCGCAAAGATGGCGGCAAGGGTTACAGCCTGCAGCTGAACGTATCTGACTTCACGCTGCCAGCCACACCAAAGAAGGCTGACGACGAAGAGTTCTGATGATCGGGGCAGCAGTGCTGGCGTCTGCGTAAGTCCCCGCCAAACAATGACTAAACCAACCATCAAGCAAGTCTGGAAAGACGGCATCCAGCAGTGGGAAGTCAGCCACGCAGGCATGACTCGCTTCTTCAAAAACGACTGGCAGGCTCAGTGGCACTTTGAGTCCTGCCTTAGGTTGCACCGTGCAACCATCAAGAAATAGTTGCGGACTAGGACAGGCTCGCGCGCCTTACGCCCCTCACACCTGATCCGCTGCAGGTCACTTGTCCTCGCCCTTAAAAAGGATGAGACACAGATCTTACTCACCAGGCATCAAGGCAGCGTCCATTGATGCAATGTGATTTACAGCCTGTCGCAGCATCTTGGCGTGATGCCAGTTCTGCTGAGCCATGGCCACACAGAGGTCCATCAGGGCTTGCTTGTCGTCACAGCTTTTGATTTCACGCACTGTTTTTTCAAGCTGCAACTCTTCTTCAAGCGTTTGTTCAACAACCATCCAATCGGCCCAGCCCATCAGAACCTCCAGCATCTGCAGGATTTGCCCAGCTATAGCCAGCAAACCGCAGCTACGCCACGTTGGGCATCACGGTCAGATGATTGTTGTAGTGGCCTGTTTCCCGATAGCTTTTCATCGGGGTCTTGGACATTGCATGAAACACCATCTGCCCAATCTTCAAGCCGGGAAACAACGGGATTGCATGGTGGAGCCTTTCATTTTTCAGCTCGAGTGTCAGCCGTGATCCGTGCCAGCCTGGGTCGCACCAGCCAGCAAGCAAGTGATTAAGACCAGATCTTGCACGGCTTGATTTGAGTACAAATTGACTGCT